CGGCAATGGATATACGGTTGAACATATCATGCCACAGAATCCAAATCTCAGTCAGGAATGGCAGGCCATGTTAGGCCCGGACTGGAAAGAGATTCAAAAGACTTATCTGCACACCATCGGTAATCTAACCCTAACCGGCTACAACAGCGAAATGAGCGACAAGCCGTTCAAGGTTAAACAGACAATCGAAGGGGGGTTCAAGTCAAGTCACCTGCGCTTGAATGATGCCTTAGGCGATTTGCCCAAGTGGGACAAAGATGAGATAATCAAACAGGCTGGCATCCTCGCAGAGATGGCGGTTAAAATATGGCCGTACCCGGCAGTAACCCAGGCGGAGCTTGATGAATATGCAGATAAGGGGAAAACAGAACCTGCATATACTTCAATGGCCCACTACCCGCCGATGTCGCCTGCAATAGCTAAAATATACGACGAACTGGACCGAAAGCTGCTCACCCTCGATGTTGATATTGTCAAAGAATACAAGCAACAGTACATTGCCTACAAGAGTGAAACAAATTTTGTTAATATCCGCCCTTCCAAAAATGAGTTGACCATTGCCTTTAACATTCCTTTTGACAAAATCAAGGACGAAAAAGGGCTGTGCAAAAATTATACCGGCATAGGCAATTTCGCCAATAATGATGTGCTTCTTAAAGCGGATGAAAACGTGGACTTGGATTATGTGATCGATTTGGCAATGCAAGCCCTTATTTATCAGTTGGAAGGGTAATATTACTCGCCTTTGGGGAACTGCTCTATACGTCATCTTGCCGGATGGCTGCAGGATTCGGCGATTTTAGAGGACTCCCATACCTTTCAACGATTCCCATACCTTTTAACGATTCCCCCTTTTCCCCTGTAAAGGGGTGTGCATCTTTTAACGAAAGGGTGTCAAAAACAAAAAACACCGCCTTCAAACGGTGCTTTATCTTAACGCAAAACTGACGAAAACCCCTATAATACTGGGATTTAGCCTTGTATCAATCTTTGCGTACTTATTTGTCTAATGACTCAATGATTGATAAAATTTAACGATTTATCGAGGGTGGGTGTCAGGGGTGTGCATTTTTCTGGAGGGGGGTGCAAAGTGGTGGTTGTTCCCGTATTTTTAGCATTTGATTGTTTGGTTTTCCTAATTGAATGTCAAATTAGGGCACGCGCTTTTTAACTTTTTATTGGGTATCCTTGCTTAATCAGGCTACAGCATTCTTTGAACGGTTAACCAATCCCTTCCTTTATATAATATATATGCAGGAAAGCAATCCCGCTTAAATATTCACTTGATGAAAGGATTTTATTTTCGTCCTCGCATTTCCCTTACAAATATCCAAATGAGCCATAGACCACCAGTGAATACGACCAAAATACAGTCGAAGATAAATGAAAGGCATCCATATTTTCTCATTAGTATACAACTCCTTAGGTTATAAATGAGCGGGGTAATACTATTAAAAACATTTGAATTTACCACAGAAACCCATTTGATTCCGGTTCTATTAAAAGGCTACACACATTTTTGTCCATCACCCTGTATGCCAGTAGCCAGTTGCTACAAGTGCCACAGAATATGAACTACCGATGTCATCGGTTTCGGTTTTAGCGTATCACTCTCCTATTTTAGATGCCTTGAATTCCAATTTGTAATACGCTATTCACTATCATCTTCAATCCAATTTTCTTCGCCACAACATGTGAGTTCTTCATTATTACTTTTTGGTGATTTTTCTTCAATTGCTTTAACAAATTGTTTCTTTGGGGCAGGGTTATTTTCTATTTTCTTTTTTCTATCTTTAATGAAGCAAAACCCATATAACCAACGTGAGCAATCCTAACTAAACCTGCTCACATCAGACCATCTTTCCCATATATGGGCATCCCGGTTTTCTATCATAGTTAAGTCACCACACATATGTTGAACAGAAAATAAACATTATTGAGATTAATAAGCCTTTATTACTTCAATTGAAACAGGATCGAGTAGGACAAAGCCGTCTTCAAAACCTTCAACTTCCGCACTCACACGGCAGTGAAGCCCGATACCAAAAGTTTCTGGCTGGTTGGAACCAGTCAAATGCAAGTCACTGTAATTTACATCCTTAAAGAAAAATGCTGGCCCAGACAACATCGCTTTATCACCGTCCACTGCATACAAAACGTAGTTAAATCGTGTTTTGTAGGTCTTATGTGGTTCAACAAATGCTGTGATTAATTCTAGCTCTATATCGCTGCCCATATATTTATCGGCGAACGATTGAATGGAACTTGCGTCCTTTTTAAGATCCATATGAATCAGCGCAGCAAGATCTTCACAGTTTTCAATGGTTAGATTTAATAACTTTGCTGTTTTCAATACTTTTTCGTAATCGCTCAAATAATCATATTGCGATTTGTCATTGCTGTCGTAACCGCAGGAAATCATGACTATTTTCCCAGCATTTATGTTATAGGCAAATGAATAACTCCCAGTAGTAATCACCCCATCTCCTTTTGTATCAGGTACGGAAAATGTGATTGTCCAACCAGGCAACCCCGCAATTGATATTTTCTCCGATTTATGTAGTTCTGCGTTAGCGATACCATCTATAGTACTCTTAACAATAGAAGGTATTTGGCTACTAAAATGTTCCTGTGTCCCTGAAAAATCTTGACTCTGAAACATTATAGACGCATAATAATCTTCTTCTTTAGGATAATAGGTCCTCCAAGTTTCCGTTGATCCTTTGTCTAACACATCGAAATAAGAAGGAAAGGAAAAATCAATTCCACACCAAGCAATTTTTTTGTTGGTTTCTATATTAAATCCGCTTTCAGTTCTACCACCAGAGACTCCGCTTGGTTCCACGGCTTCCTGAGTCTTCGTTGTTTGCCCCACTTTTTCCCTGTTATCACCTGACCCACAACCTGCCAGTGACATTACCAGCACCATAGTCAGCAAACTAGCAATCAGCTTTTTCATCGGTTTATGCCCCCCATATATATTAGTTGCCAATAAGTAAATCAACCAATTCTTTTTGTCTTTTATCCAATGTTGAGGGATTCCATTTTTTGTTCTTTTCTATAAATATTTTGTTAGCATGGAATGCGTCTATCCTTTTTTTCAGATATGTGCTTTTCTTCTCGTCAAAATCCAGATTGCCAAGAGCACTGTTCTTCTTCTGGCTGATTAACACCAAGTTAGCTAGTTTATTGGTCCACGCCAGTCTTTCATCATCATTGAAATCAACCCTCCACTGACTTTTTGCTTTTGGATTTTGTGGGAGAACATGCTCAACTGTAATGTACTTATAACCGGATAAATGGACCGTATTATCGCTGAGAAGACACTCAATTTTTAGCAGCAAATACCTGCAATACTGTTTACCGTACAAGTTACCTTGAATGTAACCTCTAAAGTCAGCCTCATTTATCTTGAATAATTTTTTGTTGTCTAGCAGCTTATTGATATTACTGGCATGAGTATTATCTATGGCCTTTAAGATGCTATTCATTGCTTCTAATCTTGAAGTTGGAGTAATCCCACATACCCAATCCCCAGTAAATTTATACTCGAGGCGCTTAAGAAAAGTATCAATTTTATTGGGACCGAACTTTAAGTAATAATGCATAATTGGGGGTATCCAATCGTCTGAGCGCATGCCGATCTTCATAACAGTAATCAGGTTTTTAAACTCATTGCTTAAAGCATCATTTTGAAGATCGATTATTTCTTCATATATAGTATTGTACCTGTCTATTAGTTCAAAGGTTTCCTTCCCTGGTTGTAACCTCGCTTTGACTGGCGACTTTAAGTAATAGATTTTATCGTTGAACTCTTCAAGTAGATTTGCTCGGGCTTTATCCTGCACCAAAATCGTCCTTATAAATTGAAGGAAGCGATCAAAGTCCTCACCATGCTTACCTTCAATGTCCTCCCAAATCCTGGCATACTTTGTGACTTCCTTCTCGTTTTTTAATGCCCCTATATTTTGCGATTTCAGTATATCGGCGTTGGTTAAAGGAATGCCCCTATTATTTAATATTGTGAACAATCTAAAGGCGTCTTCAGTATTGTCAGTCGAGACATATATAAACAGAGCTTTGTTAAAAATAAACTTAACAAAAAGCTGCAGGTCGATATGTTCTTGTTTTTCAATAAAGTAATCTCTTAGGACAATAATCGCATTCGCCATATTCATTAAAGAGAGGTTATCGCTTTCCCTGTAATGCTCGAGTTCCTCGGTGTCGGCAGTGCCATCTTTTAAAATAATATAATCGTTTATGAAATCCTCAACTCTATCACGTATTTTATACGTAATACGCATCCTGGCAGGCACATTTTCCAAAATATCTTCTTCTTGATAAATCTTCTTATGTATAGTCCTCTTGGCTTTTTCATTCGGGATCAAATCTCTAAGAACTGCCATCATAATAAAAAATGTGGTTAATCTTTGTTGCCCATCCAAGACTTCATACTCCGGAAAGGAACTACTTATCAACCTTTTCAATACCAGGGATCCTAGAAAATATTCACTATCTGGTTTATTTTCGAATGCGAAAAATAAGTCCTCAGCAAGTTCGGTTACATTGTCCGTCTGCCAAACATAGGACCTTTGGTATTCGGGAATAATGAACCAGAAGTCCTCCGAGAAGATTTTTTGCAGTATTTCTTTATTTGCATCAATAGTGCCTGAAGACATCTCACAACACTTCCTTATCTAGTAAGTTTACGGGTATATCACTTCAATCGCGAAATTTCTGATTTTTCCTTATGATTTCGCTAAGTATCATAAACTTCCTTTGTCGAAAAATGTCTATTTAGTAAAAACTGCTACTTTACGGAAAATATGTGCAACAAATTATTAAGGCCTTTGATTTAGCCTAAATCTTATTCTTAGGCTCAATATCCCCTGTTTGGATTCTCTGCCAGAAAACAACATCCAACTCTCCGTCTATCCCAATTTCAATATGATCCAGAGTCTTTAGCATCAGGTCATAAGGCATCGCATCAATATGCCCCACCTGCTCAACCAGCCTCATCAATTCTCTGGTGCGGTAAGCCTTGAGTAACTCGTTACCACATATAGCCTTTTGCCACTCCAGCAAATAGCGCTCTCTTTTATCAACCAACCGATTCCATGCCCTGATGAAAGCCAACTCTGGCTCGCTGGCTGAAATACGGATATCAGTGCATAGCATCGGCCTTTCCTCGGGTTTCTTCCTGCGCCTTATGTTATATGGTTTGGTTGAGCCTCTGTCCGGCCTGATAATGGTGAAGGTACGTCCTTCAATCTCCGTCCCGCGGTTCCCGACAAAACTGCTGCAACGCCAGTACTTAGTACCCTCTTCGCCTTTCTTCTTCGAGCCTACCAGCATATAAGTACACCCGCAGGTCGAGCAGGTTATCCTGGCTGACAGCGGGTGTTTTTCGTTGCTCCAATGGTATGTGGATATATGATGGTCCTGGCAGTATCGCTTCTGCCTGGCAAGTTCCAGCTGTACGCACTCCCAGGTATCCCTGTCTATAATTCCCGGATGTGAACCTTCAATATAATACTGCGGCAGCTCCCCTCTATTCTTGGCCCGTCTCTTGGTAAGATAGTCGGCATTATAGGTCTTTTGAAAACGGGTGTCGCCTTTGATCTTCTCATTGGTTAGGACTTTTCTGATATGGCTGGCACACCATTCCTTCCCGCCAAAGGCCATCGGTACTTTCTCATCGGTTAAACGCCTGGCGATTTGAAAGGTGCCGTATCCGTCCAGAAACTCCTGATAGATCCTTCTGACTATTGCTGCCTGAGCTTCATTGATCACCAGGTTCCCCTCCTGGTCCTTGTCATAGCCCAGGAATTTGCCGCTGGGGATACTCTGAACATGACCCCGCTCATACTTTCGGCGTATACCCCATTTAACATTCTCTGATAAAGCTAGGCTCTCAGTTTGGGCTACAGCTGAAATTAAGGAGATAAGTACTTCCCCCTGGCTGGTGAGACAATGTATCTGTTCCTTCTCAAACAACACATCTACATTTAATGCTTTCAGTTCTCGGAGACTTCTCAAACAGTCCAGGGTATTCCTGCCGAAGCGGGACAGGCTCTTGGTGATGATCATATCAATATGACCTTCTCGGGCATCTTGCATCAATCGGTTGAATGCTTCCCGCTTCTTCAGGTCAGTGCCGGAGATCCCTTCATCGGTATAGATACCGGCCAAGATGTAATCAGGATTATCATTTATGCATTTCTCATAGTAACTGGTCTGGGCATTTAAGCTGCCCAGCTGTTCCTCACTGCCTGAGGATACCCGGCAGTAGGCGGCTACTCGTTTCTTAGCCTCGTCATTCCCGGTTGTTTTTGTACCCTCTGTACTGGGCAGCGGGTACAAGACGGAAATCCTCTTTGGTCCTCTTTTTACGACCCTTGCCATATATAACCCCCTCTACTACCATTGGCTCAGTTATATGTAAGTCTTTAACTAGCTCCTGCAATATCCCGTCAGTTATCCGCATTCCCTGGCACATGGCTTTACCCTTATGCAGATAGGTTGCACATATCCAGCTCACCCACTGACCCTCATGGACCACCCTGCTTAAGGAAGCACCGCAAAAAGGGCAGCGCAGCATGCTGCTAAACGGATAGGTTTTTTTAATCCTGCTCTCCCGGATTTGCTGGGCGGCTTCCCAGTCCAATCGGGTAATAATGGCTGGATGGTTGTCTTCTATATAGTACTTGTCCTTCTGCCCCCGGTTGATAATCTGCCGGCCGTTATCTGCCACAAAGGACTTCTGCATCAAACAATCCCCGGCATACTTTTCATTGGATATGATTCTTAATATTCGGTGTGAACTCCAGGGCTTTTTGTTGTAGGTAGGAATGCTCTGGTCATTCAGTATCTGGGCAATTTTATAGCCAGAAATCCCGTTAAGGTACAGCTTATATATTTGCCGAACTATTTTCGCTTGCTCCTGGTTGATGATAAGGTTACCTTTACTGTCCTTGTCATAGCCCAGCAGCCGATTGGTATCAACCATCACCTCCCCACGTTTGCATTTGTTCTGCATAGCCCACTGCACATTGCTGCGTACTGACTTCCGCTCTTCCTCGGCGATCGCGGCCAGAACAGTAATCAGAAGCTCTCCTTCAGACTTTAGGGTGTTGACCCTTTCTTCTTCAAATATGATCCCTACTCCCATATCCCTTAACTCTCGCACATATTTGAGCAGCATTAAGGTATTCCTGGCAAAACGGGATATTGATTTGGTGACGACAATGTCTATCTCACCGCTCCGGGCTTTGTCAATCATGGCTAAAAATCCGGGGCGGTTTTCTTTGGCCCCGGATATGCCGGCATCTGAGAATATACCGCAGTATTCATAGGCTGGATTGGATGATATTAAGCGTTCATAATACTGGGTTTGATTTTGAAGTGAATTTAGCTGCTCCCGGTGGTCGGTAGAGACTCTGACATAGGCGCAGACTTTGAGTCTGGCAGTGAGGAAAAGGGATTTTGGTCGGTGGGTGACTTCGGTGATGTTTTTCATTTTGATTCCAGTCTCCAGGGCAGTTCGGTTCCGTCTTTAAACTGAAATACTACCTCCTGCTCTGATTTGACAACCATTGCATTAAGTGTGGCCGACCACAGCCCCTCGTCAAACTCAGTTAGCAGCTGGTCCTGCTTGGTCAATTGTTTAATAAAGGCTTTCATTTGGCTGCGTCGGGCCTGGCGCATGGTTATATCTGTGTTTAATTCCTGCCGCCTGGTTTGCAGTTCATTGTACCTGGTCACATATCCGCTGTACTTGCGGTTGTATTCGCTTTGCTCCAAGACTGAGCGGGCATTCTCGGCAATGAGCTTTTGTATTAACACTTCAATGGATGCACAATCTTCGTCGATCTTAGCAATTTCTCTTTCCTGCCGCCGACAGTCAGTTATCTGGGCTATAATTTCATCGTAGTTCGCCAGCATCTCATCTTTGTTATCTATCAGGCTGTTGAAGGCCTCAAGGAATGCTTTCTTTATGTTTTCTTCTTTTAGGTGGGGAGTGGTGCAGAATTCTTGCTCTTTGAATTTCCGATTGCACTGCCAGACTGTGCGAGCATATTTACTGTTTGACTGCCATACTTTACGGCCGTAAAAACTCCCGCAGTCTCCACATACAATACGGCTGGCAAAGCAGCTTATGCCGCTGGTGTAGTGTCCTCCGGCTTCTCGTCTTCGGAATTCTTCCTGCACCAGTTCAAATGTCTCCGGCGGTATGATGGCGGGGTGGCTGTTTTCTACATAGTATTGGGGAACCTCGCCCTCGTTGACCTTCATCTTCTTGGTTAGAAAGTCCACCGTGAATCTTTTCTGCAGGATAGCGTCGCCCTTGTATTTTTCGTTGGTCAAAATACTTTTAACCGTGCTGTGCTGCCATTTTTGCTTGCCGGACGGCGTGGGTACTCCTTTCTTCGTGAGGTAGCTGGCAATGCCTGACGGGGTCTTGCCTTCCAAGAACATCTTGTAAATCAGGCGCACAATTTTAGCTTCCGCTTCCACAATCTTAGGCAGGCCGTCCTCGCCCTTTTCATAGCCCAGAAACCGCTTGTAGGGTAGGCTGACTTTGCCATCAGCCATACGCTTGCGCTGGCCCCAGGTAACGTTGAGGCTCAAAGACCGGCTTTCTTCCTGAGCTAAACTGGATAAAATTGTCAGCATTAACTCTCCTTTACTGTCGAAGGTGTAAATATTCTCTTTCTCAAAATATATTTCCACGCCTTTATCTTTGAGCTTCCGCACATTGGTCAGAGTATCCACCGTGTTGCGGGCGAACCTGGACACCGACTTGGTAATAATCAGGTCTATTTTGCCATCCAGCGCGTCGGCCACCATGCGCTTGAATCCGTCCCGCTTCTTGGTGCTGGTTGCCGATATTCCCTCATCGGTATAGACGTCAACGAATTCCCACTCCGGATTGGATTTTATGTACCTGGTATAATAATCGACCTGGGCTTCGTAGCTGGAAAGCTGCTCCTCACTGTCGGTCGATACCCTCGCGTAAGCCGCGACACGTTTCTTCGCTATGCTGTTGACAGCAAGTGGAGAAATTTGGCTGACTTTGGGCGGAATAACTTTTACTGCTCTTGCGGTGTTCAACTCTTAAACCCCCTCCGATAGGCGAGCGCCCTTTCCCGCGCCTCAAGCTTGGCTTGTTCGGTCCAGCTAAATTTACGTGACCGGTTTTGCCAGTAAGCCTCTTTTTCACGCCCATCATTGAATATATACAAAACCCGACCTGGGGCCGGAATAATCATCTGTTTGATTTTTTCCCGGTAAACACCCTCATTAAATTCGGCCAATCCCAATACTTCCGCGGTCAATTCCAGTAGAATATCTTCCGGAATCTGCTTGCCATGGCATGCCGCCTTGCCATGCTTGACAAAAGTGGGGCAGTTCCAGGCAGCTCGTCCCTTATTAATGATCCTTCTGTAGTTTCGCCCGCAGCGGAGGCATTTTATCATACCGGTAAACGGATAGTTGTTAATGGTTTTTGGCCCGTTATTGTTTCTTCCTCGGCGCGCGGCCATAACTTCCTGGGCTTTTTGGAAGGTTGCCAGATCGATTATCGGTTCATGAGTTCCATAGGCATAATACTTGGGCAGCCTGCCTTCATTTAAAACCAGCCTCTTCGATAAGTGATCGGTAACATACTTCTTCTGCAGCAGAGCGTTGCCGGTATATTTTTCGTTCTTGATGATATCCGCCACCCGTTTGTCATTCCAAGCATTGTTCCTGATTGTTCTGAGGCCTAATTGATTTAACTTGCTGGCTATCTTTTCACACCCCATGCCGCTTATGTAATCGGCAAAAATCATGCGGACGATTTCCGCCTCTTTATGGTCGACGGTTATTTCACCCTTTTTTATGTTATAGCCGTACATGAACCGCAGATTGGCAATTTCACCAGCCTGAAAGCGCTTGCGGATGCGCCACTTACAGTTTTCGCTCACTGAAAGGCTTTCCGCCTGGGCGAAAGAAGCGAGGATGGTAAGCATTAACTCGCCATCCCCGCTTAGGGAATGAATATTCTCTTTCTCAAAATACACATCCACATTGATCAGTTTCAGCTCTCGCAGGGTTTCCAGCATGGTTACGGTGTTTCGGGCAAACCGTGATATGGACTTGGTAATCACCATATCTATCTTACCGTCCCGGCAGTCGTTTAATAGCCGCTGAAACTCGGCCCGGTCATCCTTGGTGCCGGTCAGCGCCTCATCGGCGTAAACCCCCGCGAATTGCCACTCCCGATGTTTTTGAATATAATCGCTGTAATAGCTGACCTGAGCAGAGAGTGAATGAAGCATGGCATCCTTGCCGCTGGATACCCTGGCGTAAGCGGCCACCAGCTTTTTCTTAGGGATTACCGGCGCAAGCGGTTCTATTTTCCTTACAACCCGCTCCATATAACCCCTCCTTTCAGACCACATGTTAACTCTGGTTTTTCGGACTTATCAAGTTAATCAGCGTAGTAAGCTACCCAATATAGGGCGATATTTATTAAGCATCATGGTGTCAATTTTCTTGTACTCTCGCTCGTTTATCAGCCCGCATTGAAACATGGCTCTGGCGATACACAAGGTAATGTGATAGGCTTTCTCACGCTCGAACTGCTCCTGGGTCATAGCTGCCTATCACCTCCCGCTTGATGGTTGCCGAACCTTTCCTTTATATAGCAGGCATGACTGCAGTATTTGCGGTGTTGGTTGCCGTAGCTGGCAAAAGGTTTCTGGCAGCCCGCGCACTCCAATTGATAAATAGCCTTCTTTGCCACTTTATCCGGGTGGTTTTTCCACCAGGCCGCGCGGCACGCGTCAGAGCAGAATTTACGCGGCTTCACGCCAGGGCGCTGTTTTAAAGGCTGCCCGCAGTTTTGGCAAAACGCCCAGGTTTCTTTTTCATCGTCCCGCTGTGCTGGTTGCGAGGCAGCCATGATGCCGCCGAGGTTGTTTCTTCTACAGTATGATTTTATGGTGTTTTCCGATATGCCGAGGCTGGCCGCTATCTTGGCATAGCCCATGCCGGCGCTACGCATACGGTGTATCTGTTCCTTTTGAAAAGAGGTCATAGGATCACTCCTTTGGGAAAACGAAAACCCGCAGATGTCGCTCTGCGGGTTCTTGGCTGTTAGTCACTTGTCAATCAACCAATGTCAAGTTTCAGACAGATTGGATAGAATAAATTCACCCATTCTCTCAATAAGCAACGCGCCGTATTCGCCCTTGATGGTTTTGCCTTCCCGGGCGTTTCCCAACCAATATTCGGGGGATTTAAGTATGCCGTTTCTGACCAGCACCTCCAAAGCTCCTTCCAGACCAATCTGGCTTTCTTCTATGTATGCTAACCCCAGTTGGGAAAGGATAGCGCCAGAAACTGCTTTGACAATTTCATCTCTCTTGGCATCAAACAGTGCATTGTCCTGGCTGTTATCAATAAAGCCGATTTCGATTAAAATGGCGGGGGCTTTTGTTTCTCGCAATACGTGAAAATTGGCTTCTTTAACTCCCCGGTTTACAAAACCGACCCGCACAAGGGAGCTTTGAATATTTTCGGCCAGCTCCTTTGACTTGGCCGAAGGGTTTAGATAAGTGTAAGTCTCAACCCCGGCGGCCGTTTCCGGCTTAAAAGCATTGCGGTGAAAGGATATGAAGTAGTCAAAGCTGCCCATGTTTTCAAAATCACATCTAGCTTTCAGACTTAAACTAACATCAGCCGCCCTGGTTTCATCGACGATTACTCCATGGCGTCTCAATACTGCTGCTATGGCCCGACCCAGACTCAATGCATCATCAGCTTCTTTCCTTCCTTTATATACCCCTCCCGGGTCACTACCGCCGTGCCCGTAGTCAAAACATAACCTAGCCATTAATCTTTTCCTCCTTATTCAGCTGGTCCAAAACCAGTTTGAGTTTCTCCGGAATAGGCAGGCCGATCTTGGCTGCGTTTTCCAGAATACTGATCCCTTCGTTG